GTAAAGGTTGAAGGTATAGAACTGAAAGTGATAGTTGTTTGAGAACTACTCAATGTAGTTGTAGCAATAGATTCGTAAGAATTAGGAATAAACGCATTATTACCCGCTAGGAAACTGTCATACTTTTTTAGGTTAGTAAATGATGAACCTGAACTGAGTTTAGTTATTGCCATATATTCCTAACTCTTATTGATTCCGTATAGGTAAGCGGTTGAGTATTGCTGAAATAATGAACCAGTAATGGGAACTAATTTAACAGAAGTTATTGCGGCTGTATTTCCCCAAAGACTTGCAAAGAAAGCCGTATATGCTTCTGTTGCATTATTTTCTGACACTCCATCTGATGAAAAAGATTTGTTAGTGCTACCTGCATAATTAGGCACATAAAATTCTAAGTTGCTAAATGTGCTTGCAGTTGCATTGTTACCCGCAGCAAAACCTGTTGGAACATTGCTTTGTGAGGAGTCGGCAAATGCCGTTACATTTGTGCCATTACCTCTTATGCGTGTAAAACTATAATTAGAGGTGTTGTTATTAAATGTAATTCCTATGGTATCTGTAACATCTGCCGCATTAGTTCTAATACTTGTTTTTATTAATAAATCAGTATAAGTTGAAGGTATGCTAGTAAAATCTATGTTAGACACGCCACCACTACCAACAGTTGAACTTGCTATTAAAGTATATGTAGTTGCCATTATGCTACCAATATTCCATAAAGAGTAAAGATTGCACCTGAATTAAAATTAGCGTTACCACTATTTATTGATATAGATGTAATAGCAGAAGTTGAACGCCATACACTCGCCATAGCCTGTACTGATTTAGTGCCACCTGAATCAGTTTCTTGTCTTGTTAAAACTGATTTATAAGTAGTGCTATTGCTGTAATTTAAAAATTGACTAATAGACATTACTGGGTTACCACCTGAAGTATCTTTGTACATTGTATATAAATATGTCTGATTGTTATTTTTGCTTGATGATTTAGTGGAGCCATAGCCTTGCATAATTGTTCGGCTATAATTACTTCCAGTATCACTATTTAATGTAATACCCATATTATCTATTTGAGCAGTAACATTAGAAATAACCAACACTAAGTCAGTATAACTTCCGCTAATGCTATTAAATGTAACATTGGTTGATGAACCACCAGCAGTAGTTGTTGCTATTGGTTCATAAGTTGCACCAGCGGCCATTGTTATGCTCCCTTAATTCCGTATAGGGCAAGTTGTGAATATTGTTTGAAAGGTGACCCAGTACCAAGTGCTTCTATAGTTATAGAGGTTATAGCATTAGCGCTGTTCATCCATAAACCAGACTTAAATGATATGCTTGAAGCGTTATAACCATTAATTGTACTTGCATTTGTCTCTATTGCTTCTACAGTTCTAATAACTTTATTTTTATTTGTAGAGCGATAATCTAAAATTTCTGTAGTAAACATACCAAAAAATGGCGCAGCAGCAACACCTGGTATGGCGCTTAAATAAAAGAAATCTAATAATCCCTCTGTCCAGGCAGTTACAGTAGGGGGAGAATCGTTAATGCTGGATGCCATAACGTGGTCCCTATAGTTTGAACCTGTATCACCGTTAAATCTAAGAGTTCCATATCCACTTGGTACTGGACTTGGTCTACTGCCTTGCAATATTCCTCTTATTTGTAAATGCGTAAAAGTTTGCGGTATTGAACTAAAAGTAATAGTCGAACTACCGCCAGAACCAACCGTTACGGTTGCAATAGAATAGAACTGGCTTGGCTCATAAGCGGTGTTTCCCGCAAGCAACGACCTACTCTTTGGGAAACCCTGAAGTACAGATGAAGTTTTTATGCGGGAAGTTGCCATTAATTAGGACTCGTCTCCATAAGCGTGGAATGAAAGTGTTGCAGTTGAAGCGTATACAGTAATTACATCTGTTGTTGCAAGTGTAATACCAAGTGTAAGAGCAGTAGTATCTGATGCGCCTACGGTTACATCATAAGCCACATAATGTACTGCTGCTAATGTAGCACCTGCTGGGCGTACTGCTACTCTAAATGTTGCTGCGGTAGCGGTTTGGTTACATATAGTTAAAGATGAAACAACTGCGCTTTTAGCAGATGGTACCGTGTAAAGAGTTGTTGCTGTTGTTGCGCTTGGATTTATTTGACCAAGTACTTTTTTTGCCATTTGTATTTCTCCTTAGTTTCTTAGGCGCCCATCATCATAAAGATGTCAGCCGTTGGGTCAGTTGTTACGGTTGCCCAAGATGCTGCGCTTCCGTCTGTTGTTAAGTATTTACCAGAGTTTCCTGTTTGAGAAGGTAAAGCATCTACTGCTCCCCAAGAAGAAACAGTTCCATTTGTTGTCAGATATTTACCTGAGTTACCAGTCTGGCTAGGCACTACATATTGAGTTGAGTCAGTAGCAACCAAAGTCTTGCTTGATGGAATTGTAGTTCCATTAATACTAGTAGCAGTAGCCACACCAAGAACAGGAGTAACAAGGGTTGGACTAGTATTCATTACAAAGGTAGAACCAGTACCAGTCTGGGCAGCAACGCTAGTTGCAGGACCAACAGATGTAATAGGACCAGTTAAGTTGCTAGGAGCAACTGTTACGGTATCTACATAACCTTTAGTAGCAGCATCAGTAGATGTTGTAGGAGTTCCAAGACCAGTTACTTTATTAGTACCCATAGCCAAGTTGCCAGTCATTGTAGAGCCTGACTTAAGAACTACTGTATCTGAGAAGTTGGCTGTATCAGCAAGGGCTGCAGCAATCTCATCTAAAGTATCAAGAGTTGCGGGAGCACCTGAGATAAGGTTAGCAATAGATGTATCTACATAAGCAGTAGTTGCAGCATCTGTTGTGTTAGCAGTAGGTGTACCAAGTCCTGTAATCTTTTGAGAGTTAAGAGCAACAGATGCAGTTGGTGCAGCCATCTGGTCTAAACGAGATGTGCGAACCTGTGTATCAAAATCTGAAACTGTGGCAGCAAGTTGTGTGCCAGTATGGTTAGCACGGGCTAGCGGATTTGAGGCTAACTTAGATAGGGCAATAGCAGCAGAAGCATTAATATCTGCATCTACAATGCTATTTGCTCCAATGGCTGCTGTGATGCTAGCATTTCCAGTTCCATCAAATGATGCAGAAGTACCAGTTACATCGCCTGTAAGGCTGATTGTACGACCAGTAGCAAGGGCTGTGGCAGTAGCAGCAAGAGTTGCTGCACTAGCAGTACCAGTTAAGTTACCTGTTACGTTACCAGTTAGGTTACCCGTGAAGGTGCCTGCAATAGCACCAGTACCAGTAATAGTAGGGCTTGCAATAGTTGGACTAGTTCCTAATACGTTTGCACCAGAACCAGTTGAGGTAGTTACTCCAGTACCACCATTGGCTACTGGTAAAGTTCCAGTTACACCTGTAGTTAAAGGTAATCCAGTCGCATTTGTAAGTACACCAGATGCTGGGGTTCCAAGTGCTGGGGTAGTTAATATTGGGCTAGTTAAAGTCTTATTAGTAAGGGTCTGAGTGTTAGTTGTACCAACTACAGCACCAGTTGCACCGTGTCCTGTGGTTGCTTCAATGTGGTCATTAGCCTCTTGTAGGTCACGACCAACAACCATATGGCGAATTACCGCACCAGCAGAGTGGGCTACACCAGTAGAGCCATCAATACCACGAGTAATACTAAGGGTATTACCAGACGAATAATTACTTACATCTACAATTTCTTCAAGGGCTGTATCTGGGTCAATAACAACCGTATAGGTTTGACCTGCTGTAGGTGTTTTACCACCCATAAGGTTTGCACCAGAACCTACCGTCATAGTTGCATCAGTAGATGTGATGCTGCTAGATAGTGTGGTCTGTTGGGCTCGTGATGAGTATTTTCTAGTTGTCATTTATGTTCCTATTTAGAGGGAGTAGTGGACACGGATAGGATATTTATCTTGCTGACTCTTAACCTCTTCGGTTAATCGTTGGCTATATAAAGCGTAAACTTGTTTAGTAAGTGATTGAGATGAACCGTATGGTCGTTTGCTATCTATTTCATCAGCCTGTGGGCTAACCATTGAAGCACGTGCTGGGTCAAGGTTAGTAAGCAAACGATAGGTAGCGCCAAGGATAACTACATCCTTGCAGGACTCAGGTAGTCCAGTTTGTGTTGGGAACTCTTCTGTGTTAGCAGTAAATGGTGATGGATCTTTAGCATAAACAATTTGGATAGTTCTTCCAGAAGGGATTGCATCATAGATAGATACAGTCTGACCACTAGTAAATGCAGTTGAGTTAGCATTGCCATCAAAACGGTAAGAACGAATAGGGGTCCATTCTTTACTAGCACCAATTGTTTGATATGCAATACTAAGAATTTTACGAATATCTAATGTAGTACCAGTAGTAGGTAATCTAAAGGCTGCAACAGCAGCATTAGAAGTAATAGTAGTTGTGCCTGCAGCAAAGATACTAGAGGCTATAGCATTGATAGTATCGTTAATTGCTTTCTTAATTGTAAATCTTGGGAAGGTTGGAGAGATAGTTACCTTAGCATCTGCGGCATGTGTAGCAGCAGTAGTTCCTAAGTATCCTCTACCATATGGAGCAACGGTTGCAGTATTACCAACTCGGTCATAGGTATCTATCCAAAGCAATTCTTCGTCAATCTCTACTATACCTTTACCTACGTTATCGGTTGATCCAAGGCTAAGAGTCGTAGGGGAAGCACTAGATGATGTAGTTGTAGTAACAGCAGTTCTAAGATAGGTAGATCGGTCTTGAGTTAATGTGTATCCAGATAGGTTCATAGATACTTCATCAATCATATTGGTTAATGTGGTTGCCATTATATGTTTATGCTCCTTAACGCAACAACTGCAGATTTGCCAGTTGTACCAGCAAGTTCATTACATATAGCATTAAGACCTTTATAGTCATTAGGTTGGCGAGAAGCGCTAGCCTTTATATTAAGAGCACCAATGATTCCTTTACCAGATGTGCTAGCATATGCATTAGCCGCACCTTGGTCTGCTTTACCAGTTGTACCCGCAACACGATTAAGTTCTGCGTTTAAACTGCTACCTTCTCTACCAGTTGCCATTGTTTATCCTATCTAGGTGTAATGATTTTAGACTTAGGTTTTTCCTTTTCAGGAGCACCCATGAATGCTTTGTAATAATGTTCATCAAATGAAAATCGTTTCATATGTGGTACTAGTGCTCCTGTATCACACCAGACTGGAATACCAGCCTTGCCACATAGTGCAAAGAAGTAAATGTCTTCTCCTGTAAACTGTTTACCTACACCAGCCTCAGTAAATAACGGAACACCTGGAACTTCTTTTTTAATCTTTTCTACCACGCTACGGTGCATTAGGACAAATCCCATACCTGCTGCGCCAACCTTCATAAACTTATCTACTGGTAAAGGATGTAATCTCTTGATACCAAAGACTCCATCTTCCTCAGCAAATTCATATACTGTAGGCATTGGAATCATAAGTGGCTCTTCGGGTGTATCAGATGTAAAGTAAACACCAGTGAGCAAAGGCTTAGTTAAAGCGTCTTTCTTTTTCCATAATCTCAAAAAAATTTCTGGGCTAATAACAATATCTGAATCTACCCAAAGTAGCCAGTCAGACTTATTATTATCATACCAGTAGTTGATAATCTTCTCACGCTGTCTAGCAATTTGATTGCCCTGACTACGCATTGAAGTCTCAAACTTAATACCAGAGTGTAGAAGTACATCTATCATTCCCTGTGTAAACTTACCATCTACATTACCATTATCGCACCAAGCGATTGATACTGTCTCTTCCATAGTCCCCCCAGACATTACTTCTTTCCTTTGTTTCTTTTAGATATTGCTGCTGCTTTACGTTTAGCATCAGACTTTGAACTAGCACCCCACGCTTGAAGTGATAGAAGTAATCTTGTTGGCTCTCCATTAGGCTTACGTTCAGGCCCAGGCATTCCGCCCATACGGGCTAGGAATGAGGCTCTACGGGGGTTATCCCCGCTCTTTACAGGTGCCTTGAGGGTTCCACCCTTGTAGGATGCTCTACCCTTCGCATTTAGGCCACCCTTGGGGTTTTTACCCTCTTTGCGTGTCCATGCTGCGGTCATTTCTTGCCCCTTGAAACCGCCGCATTATCTACAAGATTTGGATAAGGTCTACCAGCAGCCTTGGCTCTAGCCTTAGCAGCAGACTTCTGTGCTGGTGTTAATTTACTTGATGTCTTCTTGGGATTCTTTTTATCCCAAAATGCTACCTTCTTCTTCATTTGCTCCCCTTAATTATATCTCCAGTTTTGGGATCTCTTTGAACCTTGACAGTTCCATCCTTACGCAGGGTAAGGATGAGACCATCCCTCATAATAGTTTTATTGAAACTATCGTGACGTACAAATTGACCTGATGACATTATTTTCCTAAATATGCTTTCTTGAGTGAAGAAATTGCTCTTTCGCCAACAGAACCTTTTTTGAAACCTGCAGTAGTTTTAGCCTTAGCCTTAGCAGGAACTCTGTTCTCACGAACATTAGCAGCATTTGACTTTGGACCACTAGTTCTGTTCTCTCTTGTGTTAGCATTAACTTTCTTTGGCTTTGCAGCACCATAAAGATTTAATGTTCTTGCAGAAGCAGGTGGATTCTTAGGAGCGCCATACATATTAAGTGTATTCATGGCAGGTCCAGGTGAAGCCTTAGGCTTGTATATCTTGTTCATTCTGCTTGTATCTGAAGCCTTTGAACGAGGCTTTGATGCTCTAGCATTGCTTTCGTTAATTGCCATTCTTACTCTAGCAGTAACTGCGTCTACCTCTGAATCACCAGAGTATGATTTGTCACTACTATCTGACATAGACATTCTTGCCATTATTTCTTTCCTTTGTTAGTTTGCTTACCACTTTTGTCATATTTTCTGCCTATAATAGCGCCACCTAATTGACCAAGTGCTTGACTTGTTTTATTACCAGCCTTAGTTGCTTGCTGTTCTTCATAAGATTTTTTCAATGGATCATCTACTCTGGAATATCTGGCTCTGTCAGAAGCATCAACATTTGCACTCCATGCTTGAACATATTCTTTTATTTCTTTACCAAGATTACCAATATATGATGAAGAGTTAGAAGTGTTTTTGTAAGTTTTATTAACCGTTGGTTGATTTATACCAGGGCTAGTACGTGGCTTAGGTGTAGCCATGTTACTTCTTCTTTCCCATTTTCTTCATGCCCATTTTCATTTCTTTTGCTTTCATAGACTTTGACTCCATACCTTCGCCTTTAGCGTAAGCCTTTGCAGCCTTCTTGCCTTTTGCGGTGTATGGGAATTTTTTGTTTCCTACTTTTGGCATTATATTTGACCTATCTCTTTGAGTACTTCTACGGATTTTTTATTTATATTTGCTGCTTTTGGCATAGTCTCTGAGTTATAGGCTTTACCTAAAGTCTCAGATGCTTTGTGTGCTGATATTATGTCCTTCATTCTGGTACCAGCAGGTTGTATGCCTTGTGATCTAGCATCACGATATGCCTGTAGTTCAGAATTCCATTTTTTGTCTGGTATATCTCGGCCAGCATCTCCAGAATTCATCTGAAGTCCTAGACCTTTACACCCAAAGCAACCCTCAATTGGTTCAGGGTGGTGCTCCCAATGTTTCATATGTCCCTACTCTACTGTGAAGTTACTTGATGTTATCCCTATGTTTGCTGCTATCATTGCTGTCCTAATGTCTTCACTAATACCAGTGTGAATAAGACCGCCCATGTAGTGAGCAGTATATGTCTCTAAATCATCTTGCGCTGGATATTGAGTTAATGAGTATACTCCACCAACATTAATTACTGTAAGACCTTTTGTTCTTTGAGTAAAGAATTGGAACAGTCTGTGGCCACCTATTAGTCCCTGCTCTATAGTAGGTGTTAAAAATGTGTACGTTGCCATTGTTCTCCTTAATGAACTTACTGTAAGGCTAGAGTTACCCCTAGCCCTACCGTCAATCAACTAAGCGATTGATGAACCAGACTCAATTCGGTACAAGGCTGCTTCGCGATAACGCTTGAAGCCAAGAACGCCGTACCAGCCCATTGGGCGGAAACGCATTAAGTGGTCAATAACTGGACCGATAACTACATGTGGCTCTTCAGCAACGGCTTCTGCCATTGCTTGCTGACCAGCAATAATTGTACGGTAGTTACGTGCAGATGATGCACCGTCTGTAGCATTGTACAAACGAGCAGACTCTACGAAATAAGCACCTTCATAGGTACCGATTTCTCCTGCCCAGATACGGTCTTGTGCAGAGCCGTATTGGTTAGGAAGTAACCATCCTGCTGAACCAGTCTCAGCACGAAGGTCGTGTGAAACCTCTGGGTG